GTGTCGATCAGTTGGAACTTCGCCAACGCGGCGGGATTCCAGATCGCCCGGCGCATATCCATCGGGACTTTGTTGTCGTTCAGGATTTTGCCGGCTTCCGTGAAGTCGGAGAGAGCGTCAGGCGTGGAAGCGGCTGCGCCAGTCCAGTACGGCACATCCTTGTACAGGTTCATACAGTCGTTGTTGATGTAGTCAGCCAGTGCGCGGGCGGCGGGGTCGGTGAACATCCGTTTAAGGTCGTCCACGTTGGTCGCCATTTCGATGGCCTGAATACCAACATCGACAGTCGCAATGGTATCCAGCGTTACGGCAACGGTGTTATTGTCGTCCACGCTGTACTCGGTCACGCCGTCAGCCGCGACAAACTCATGCGCGGTGTACTCGGGCGGGAGCTTGGCAAGCACGGTTGCGCCCTTGCCAGTTTGAAAGTCGTTGGAGTATTCCTTGTACATCAGGTTTGGCATAACGAGGTTCTGATAGAGCGACATGATGCTCTGGCGTGCAATCTCCTGCACGGATTGGAAATAGTTGGTTGCCATTAGGCATTATCCTTTCTGTTTGGCCTCGGCCTGCGCAAAATATTCCTCGTCGGACATCTTGCTGTAGTCCGGGTTCGGTGATCCGGGCGGCGGGGTTTTCCTCGGCGCTCCTTGTTCGGTCACTTCCCCAAAGTATTTCGCAAACTTCGTCTTGATCGGCTCGACAGCCTTATCAACTTCCTCCGCTTCGCCCTTTTCGTTGAGCTTGACGGTTTCGAGGTCTGCGCCATGCAACATTAGCTCGATTGCGTCCGGGTTAGCCCCTTCGGCTATGAGCTTGGCCTCGAGAGCGGCGCGCTTCTTCGCGTTCGTCTTTTCGGCTTCGATGTCCGCCTTGTACTTGTCGAAATCGGCCTGTACCTTGGCCGCGTCCGGCTGCTTGGCAAGGACATCGTCGTGTTTCTTCTTCCACTCGTCGCGTTCCTTCGTGACGGTCGGCAGCTTTTCTGCGTCTGCCTTGTAGGTTGCGATTTCGTCTTTGAGGCCGTTGACGGTATCCGTGTGACCCTCGATGATCTGATCGATCTTGTCGGCCTCAATCCCCATCGCTGATAGCATTTTTCTCGTTAGTGACATGTCACAATCTCCTTTTCTTTGGGCGGGGTTCTTCCCGCATGATTGTTATTGCAAACGGCTTTACGCCGGATTGCTCTCCTTGGTATCGTCGGTTTCTTAGGCGGTTTTTTTCGCCGCCGGAACAAAGTGACCGTCAAACACGTTGTCCTTGAACACAACGAATTGCACATCGCTGTATTTGACGAGCCAGTCCGTAGTTTCAAGCGATAGGTTATCGGGCACGACTGTAAGCCTTCTGCCGTTGAAACGGATTTTTTTATCTCCGATAAAGCGCTTGATTTCGAGCACGTTTTGCCCGTTGAATTGTACTGCGTCAACAACGACTGATTTCTGCTTGTACTTCATCTTCAAAACCCTTTCTTTAGTTCGTTCTCCGCGACCTGCTTTAGTCGGTCTTTGCCGTTCATGATCGCGTCTTTGATGTACGGTCTGCCACTCATGCGGCTGGTTCCTTCGTGGACGAAAGGCGCATATTCCAGCGAGTTGCCTACGTTCACCCTGTCGCCATCAACCTCGGAATTTACGTCTCGCATAAGGTCACCTGTCTGCCGGATTGGAGAGCCGTACCCGGACTGCATTTGTCGGTTTATCAGCCCCACGGCCTCAATCCCCATTGCAGCGAGCGCGGCCTTGACGTTGCCCGCCAGCTGGTCTTTTACCTTGCCGCTGTTGTCAATAAAGCTCATGTTGCTACCCCCGGTATCAGGACACATCTACAATTGATGACCTCGGAAGCAGGCCCGTTCGGATCGCCGGGGTACATAAGCCCGTTTGAAAACGGCTGGTCGGACGGTATGGCTGGTTCTTTATCAAGGTCAGCGTGGGTATCGCGGGTGTTAACCATCCTTGCGCTCCACTTCTTAGTCGTTTTCACGCCCAGCGCTTCGGCCTCTGTCAGCGTGTCTGACCTTGCTTGGCTTTGTATCCTCGTGCGCTCTGTCTGTGCTACTCTGGTCGCCTGGTATTTGCTTTGACCTGTCACGGCGCGGATGCGCTTTACTATCTTACGTTGGCTCTCGCCGTTGATCGTCGCCTGCGCCATTTCCCTTGACAGCTTGCGCACAATGGCCGGGTTCGCGCCCATGTTCTTGTAGGCGATCTTGGAGAACGGTGACATGGTGTCTCGCAGGAGTATGTCGATCTGCCGCTTGTCGTACTGGGCGAATGTTACGTTTGCCTTGCTTGCAATCTGCCCCGCGGTGTAAGTCCTGTTCGCCGCGTACACGTCGCTCATTGCGCCCTGCACAAGCGGCCTTGCCTGTGCTCCGGCTTCCTGCAAACGCGCCCGGATGCCCGCTATAACCTTCTCCTTGCGCAGCAGTTCGCGGGTAAAGCCCTGCCTCCATTTGAGTATCTTTTCCGGCGTGTCGTAGAACGCGGGCGGCTTGATCTTCCCTGCGTCGATATCAGCTATCTTTTGCAGAAACTTCTTCTGATCGGCAAGCATGGATTTCAGCGATTGGCTGTAAATCGCGTTGATATCGTTCATCAACCTGCGTTCGATTGCCGCGCTTGCGCGTTCTGCTGCGTCCATTACAATGCCCCTGCCTCCTCAAATGCCTTGAGCATCTTCGGGCTTTGGATTGCTATCCAGTCAATCAGTTCTTCGTCCTCAGCCCATTGATCGATGTCGTTGCTGTTTTCAGCGAGTCCGCTTTCGTACATAAACGCATGGATTATTTCATGACGCAGTACCTTTTTCTCTACATATTCAAGATTCTGCTTTGTTTCCGGCGTTGGTTCACCATTGTCTTTAATCCAAATCGTTTTTGTGGACGAGTCGCAGATTCCGCTTGATTCGCCTAGCAGCGTACACGCATCTGTGTTTACATGACGGATTACATATTCCGTCCCGAGGATATTTACGCGCTCATTCATCTGCTTTCTCTCCGTACTCCGTGACCTTCTCCACGGTTCCATCCTGCTTGTGCACATACAGCCGCGCCTTTTCCTCTTTGGCAACAGCGATGCCCTTCTTAACTGCGGCGGCTTTCGTGGTGTAATCCGCAATCTTCCGGCAATCGGATGCCGTCACAAGCCACTTGTCGATCTTGAAAATAACATGTATTCTCATGCGTCAGTCACCCCCGCTGCTGTCCATGCGCGGAGCTTTGTAATCATTGCGGTAGTGATCGCCGTAGTGGAAGCGTCCACGTTGAGCTTGGCAATGTCAATCCCGCCTGCAGGAGTGGCCGGGAGATCGTCGCCCGTGGTAACGGATTCAATCGCTGTTCCATCCGTGACTTCCATCGTTCCAACAATCGTTGACGCGCTGGGTGTATCCCCGCCGCCTGGCGTTTCTTCTGTAACGGTAATCACGGCGCCATCAGCGGAAGCGGAGAAAGTGCCATCCAGTGCGGTATCCAGTGCTGCAGCAAGGTTCGTCGCGGTGGCCGCTTCGTCAACTCCTGCGTTGAAGTCAACGCCCTCGGTAAGGGTGGTTTCGTTGATCGTGAAGGTGTCGCCGGATGCCGCATTGACCGTAATGGTGTACGTTCTCACGCCAGCGACAGTAATATCGCCCGCTATGTACCGCAACAGGTGGTTTGAATCCACATAGATCAAATCCTGCCTGTTGTAGGTATCGTCCGCCGCATCAATCGCAAGCGCGGCGTTTCCCTTGACAGCGAAACGTGATCCATCCTCAAGGTAAATCCTGCCGTCGGTGATCTTAACGGTCATGTCCGGCGTGGCCTGCTCGGTGGTGTTTAACCCAGAAAACACGCCGTAACCCGCCTGTTCCTCAAGCACTTCCCACCAGCCGTCACTTGTGACGGGGTTTACGTTCGAGTTGCTGTACTCGAACACTCGACCAGTATCAATCTCTTTGAGCATTGCGCCATCCGCTACCGCCTGCGTAGGCTTGGTATCGGTGGACATCACCTGATAATAGCCTTGCGTGGTTTCCTCGTTAATGCTTACTCGTGCCATGATCATTCCCCTCCGTTGTCTATCGCGTCTTGCAGATCATCTGCTCCCGGTAGTCCGGTCGCGTCCTCTGCGTCCATATCGTTCAAAATATCCTCGATCTCGTCCGCCTGGATGTACGGGTTCAGCTCAAGCGCCTTCTTACGGGTGATATCGGAGCGCATGAGCGTGATGTCCTGAATGATCTCGCTGTCATTTGATATCGCCCTGCGCTTAAACTTGATATCCTCGGTTTCGATGCCGTTAAGCGAAAGCACCTGCTGGACGAACGTAAACGCCTGCCATTCGTACATATCGGCCTTGAGGTTGAGGTTTGCGGTCGCGGCCTTGATTGCGACGTTTGTTAAGCTTCCGCCCGTGAGTTCGTCCATG